GTTAAATTAATAGTTGATGCACAGAACGCAATAGCACCATTAAAAAGGGTTAATGAACAAACAAAGGCTTTAAGTAGCAGTACAGATAAATTAAAAGGTAGATTAGATAGAAGTAATAGATCACTTGAAAACACAGGCAGGGCAGCTAAAACCGCAAGTGCTGGTGTTTCAACTTTAACAAAATCTCTTGCTCCATTATTAGCTGCGGTTTCAGTTCTTGGTGCGGCAAGATTTATATTTGTGAAAACTGCTGAACTTGAAACTCAAAGAGCAAGTTTGACAAAATTAACCAACTCAGCAGAAAAAACAAATGAAATAATACAAAAATTACAAGATTTTGGTGCTTTAACTCCTTTCAAATCGTCTGACTTAATAGAAGTTGCGTTTAGAATGAAAGCGTTTGGTTTTGAAACTGAAAATGTACTAGATATAACAAAAAGAATTGCTGATATTGCTGGTACTGCTGGAGCAGATATTAATAGTGTTGCATTAGCGATAGGTAAAGTTCAAGCAAAAAATAAATTTATGCAAGAAGAAAACGTGATGCTCTTAGAGAAAGGAATAAACGTGACAAAAGAATTAGAGAAGATTATGAATATGAATGGAGAAACACTTGCAAAAGCAATGAGCAAGGGAGAAGTAGGTGCGGATAAATTTCGACAGGTCATAATTAATTTAACAAGTGAAGGAGGTGAATTTTTTGAGGGTGCTTCAGCACAGGCAACAACACTAAATGGTAAATTATCCACCTTAGAAGATACAGTAGAGGCTCTTGCTAAAACTATCGGAACAGAATTAGAAGATGAATTAAAAGATGTTTTAGATTTAGCAATTTCAACAGTAAAAGTAATTAATGAATTAGCACAAAATATTGGTCTTTTAAAAAAATTTATTGACATCACCAATCCATTTCAACAACTTAGGATTTTAAAAAAACAAATAACCGAACAACAAGAATTAACAAAAGAGACAAAAAAAACAACAGAACCAACAAAAGAAATATCTGAAAAAACAAAAGAAACTGTTACAACAAGTTTTTTTGTTAATAATTTAAGTCTTGGCTCTAATAAATTTGCAGATGCACTAATAAATGTAAAAAGCGAAGCGGATCAATTAAAAGAAAAGTTTATGGAGATTGGTCAAGGTATAGAGCAAGGTATTGTTTCTAACCTTACTGATGCTGTCATGGGAACCCAGACACTTGCACAAGCAGCAGTGAATGTATTAAATCAACTGAAAAGAAAACTTGTAGAGGTCGCAATACAAAGGGCTGTTTCTGGGATAGGAAACTTTATTGGTGGTGCATTAGGTGGCATATTTGGAGGAGGAGGTTCTACAAATCAATTTGTTGGTAGAGCTTCAGCAGATGCTTTTAGAGCAAATGGTGGCCCTGTTTCTGCTGGTGGTGCTTTTGTAGTTGGTGAGAAAGGCCCAGAATTATTACAGATGGGTTCAAGAGGTGGCAATATTATTCCAAACAACCAACTAGGAGGTAGTACAACTAATATTGTCAATGTGTCTGTAGATGCTTCTGGTTCGTCTGTTGAAGGTGATTCTGAGGGGCAGCAGTTTGGTGAGGCTTTAGCTACTGCAATACAATTAGAAATAGTTAAACAAAAACGTAGTGGAGGTTTACTTGCCTGATGACATCATCTTTTCCATCAATTAATCCAACTTACGGTGTACAGAAAAGATCCGCACCAAGAACAACTGAAATTCAGTTTGGTGATGGTTATATTTCAAGAGCTAATTTTGGTTTAAATCAAAACCCAAAAGTATATCAACTTACTTTTGAAGTATCCGAATCTGATGATTTTAATGGCACAGGCATATCCAGTGCAGATACCATAGAAAACTTTTTAGATACAAGAGCTAAAAATGCAAGTAGTTTTAACTTTACACCGCCAGGAGAAAGTACTTCTTCTCTTTTTGTTTGTAGACAATGGACTAAATCTATACCGTATTTAAACAGAGCTACAATACAAGTAACATTTGAGGAGGTATTTCAACCATGACAATACCAGTAGAGCAACTGCAAAGTTTAAATGGCTTTACAATTATTGAGTTGTTTGAACTGAAGTTAATAGAAAATATTCACTATGATCAGAATAATATACCTTCAATAGTTTTATATAGATTTCATGCTGGTACGAATGAAATTAATACTGATATAAAATGGCAAGGTAATACTTATAATGCAATAGCTTGTCAAGCTGAAGGTTTTGAGACTGGTGATAACACTGTCATGGCAAGACCTACACTTACATTTGCAAATAATTTAGGTACATTTTCAACTTTGATAGAATTAGTAAATCAGTTTAGTAGTTTTAATGATTTGGCTAGAGCAGAAGTGAAAAGAATTAGAACATTAGCACAGTTTTTAGATAATTCTAATTTTGCTCCTATAGATGGCAACCCTGCGACAAATCCTTATGGAACTGCTGATTCTACAAAAGAATTAGAACAACAAGAATTTTTAATAAATAAAAAAGTTATAGAAAACAATCAGATATGTACTTTTGAGCTTGTTAATACAATAGATTTTGAAGATTTACAATTACCTAGATTACAAATTACAAAAGATAGATTCCCTGCTGTCGGTAGTTTTGTATTTGAATGAACTGGAAAGAAGAAGCTAAACAACATTTTATTAACTGTCAACCAGCAGAAGGTTGTGGATTATTGGCACAAAAAGATGGTGTTGACTTTTTCTGGCCTTGTGAAAATATTGCATCGCAACTTGAAGATGAAATTACTTTTGCATTAAATCCTAATGATTATGCTGCCTGTGAAGATAGTGGAGCCGAGGTTTTAGCAGTCTTACATTCTCATGTAGAAGGCAGTGCAGATCCATCAGATGCCGATAAAAGTAACTGTAGGATATTTATGTTGGATTGGTATATTTATTCAATACAGTATGATAATTGGTATTATATGAGGACAGAATCATGATAAAAAAAATTAAGCTATATGGCCCACTTAGAAAATTATGTGGAGTAAAAGAATTTGAAGCAGATGTTTCAAATGTTGATCAAATTTATAGTTATTTAAAAGTAAATTACCCTCAATGTCAGGAGCATTTATTAGAAGCTTTTTATAATGTTCAGATGAATAATAATGATATTACTTTTAAAAATATGGTTCTTAAAGGTGAAGGAGAAATAAAATTAATTCCTATGATCAGTGGTAATTTTTTTGGAGCGTTCTTTATTACTTTAATTGGTGGTTTCTTTAATACTGCTATTACTGGAACAACTGCTTTACTTCAAGCATTAACAGTTGGAGCGTTATCTTTTGTTGCTAACTTATTAGCACCAGTTCCTACCACACCAGGTGCAGATCCACAGATTGAATCTTTTATAAGCAATCAGACTGCAAACACTACAAAAGCTGGTGGTGCGGCCCCTTTGGTTTTTGGTGAATGTTTAGTTGGTTCTGTTGTTATTAGTGCTGGTGCTGATACAGTAGAAGTAGCAGATAACTTTGATTTAGAATCTTCCGAATCTTTTCAATCTCTCGATGAGATTATTTTACTTGATTCATAGTATATAAAAATGCCAAGAGAAATCAGCAATATAGATTTTCAATTAACAGAAGATCTTCCTAATGGTTCTTTAAAATCTGTACAGTTCGTAACTCTTTTAGATTTAGTTTCTGATGGAGCAGAAATTGAAGGTTTTGCTACACCTTCAAAAAATAGTATTGGTATTCCTACTAGTATATTAAGACCTGCAACACCTAGTAGTCCTGAATTTACATCTGAAGAAGAAAATATATATATAAGAGAAGCACAAAAAGATATTTTTATAAATGGTCAAGCAATTAGGTCAAAAGGAGGTTTTGAAAATATAAAAAATACATCTTTATCTATAAGAGCGGGTAAAGACGATCAACCTATAATGTTAGGAGTAAATGAACAAAGGTTCGCGGGTGATTTAACTCCAGGTGAAGTATTAAACAATAGAAATCCTGAAGCAAATAAAGTTTCTGGATCTTTAAGTGCAGGTACTGATAGTAACAATACACCAAGAGCAGCAATAGTTACTTTAAATTGGGTTTCATTAAGGCAATTAAATCCTGATACTGGAGCTAGTCAAAGTCTTGGAGTTAACTTTGGTGATACTGCTGGTCCAAATGATATTGAGATTAAGATTAGATTAAGAAGTAATGATGGAAGCATAATTGCAACTAGCCAACACCGATTAAACGGAGTATCTGTTGGACCTTTTAGTAAAGATTACAGAATAGATATTCCTGTTTTTGCTTATAATACAGCAAATGCAAGAAGCCAGCATTACCCCATATCAGTTGAGGTGTTAAGAGAGGATCTCGAATACAGAGCAAATAACGCTATTGGAAAGAATCCTTTTGATAGACGCGGCAGGAATTTACTTGAAGAGGGTGAAAGAAGATTTACAACATTTTCATTTGCACGTTTACAAGGTGCAATTCCTTTTATTCCACCTGAAGTAAATCCACAAGAATCAAATAACTTTTCTAAAACTGCTTATATTGGTTTAAGATATTCTGCTGAACAATCTCCAAATATACCTCAAAGAAAATATTTGATTAGAGGTATTAAGGTAAAAATTCCAACGGGTACAGGCAGAGATTTTCAGTCTACTGGTCGTATTATATATTCAGACAATTATAATTTTGTACAGTTAACACCAGAAAAACATTGGACTACAGATCCAGTTTGGATTTTATATGCACTTTTAACTGAAGACTATGGGTTAGGTATATCAGAGTTAAAAATTGATAAAGCATCTTTTTTTGCTGCAAGTTTATATTGTTCAACTCCTTTGCCTAATCAAACTTCTCCAAGATATTCATTTAATGGGGTAATTAAAACAAGAAAAAAAGCACTTGATATTATCAGAGAAGTTGCTGGTTTGATGAGAGCAACTTTATATTATAGAAATGGATCGTTAAAAATTGCTATAGATAAACCTGAAACTCTTGTTTCTTATTTATTTACAAATGCAAATGTAGTTGATGGACTTTTTAATTATTCTGGAACTGATAAAGATAAAAAGTTTACTCAAGTCAATGTTTCATATTTTAATAATGATATACAAGACTTAGATTTAGTTTCTGTAAGAGATCAATTATTGGTAAATAAATTTGGTCTTAATGAAATAAATATCCAATCTTTATATACAACTGATAGAGAACAAGCATTAAGATTTGGTCGTTCTATTTTATATACTTCAAATTTTGAAACTGAAGTAGTTACATTTGACTGTGGTATAGAGGCTGCCTGCATACTTGAACCTTTTATGATAATAAAAATTGCAGATAAAACAAAAGAGACTATTAGGGCTAGTGGAAGGATAAAAACAGTTACCAGTTCAACAGTTTTGATAGTTGATGACAGCACAGATACTTCTGTCGGAGTTTTTGGAGATACTTTTTTAGTTATTGATACTGATGGAAAAGTGCAGGAAAGAACAATACAATCGGTTAATGGAAGTACAGTTACTCTTTCCAGTGCATTAAGTCCATTACCACAACCTGGAACGATATGGGCGGTAAAAACTGGTAATGTTCAGCATAGAAAGTATAGAGTGACAAATATCAAACAGAAAGATAACTTTGTCTTTTCTGTAACTGCAATTATTTATGATGATAATAAATATACATTTATTGATACTCATACAAATTTTGGAATAATTAGACAACCAACTACCTTACTTAATAAATTAGAATCACCCGAAATTCAAGAAGTAAAAGAAGAACTCTCAATTGTCAATAACAGAGCACAAAGTAATATTGTTTTGAATTTTGCTCATGTTAATGGAGCAAGAAGTTATCTAGTCAGTTATAAGTATGAGGGAGGTGATCCTGTTGTTCAAAACATTAAAGATAATCAATTTTTTATTTCAAATAATAAAGCTGGTAATTATGAATTTTCTGTTAGGACAATTAGTACAACATTTTCAACAAGTGAATCAGTATCAGTACGAAATTTTAATGCAATCGGTTTAACTGAACCTCCAGGGGATGTTACTAATTTAAGATTTGAAGAAAGTGGCGATAATTTAATCATAAGATGGGATCGATCCACAGATAAAGATGTTTTATTTGGAGGTTTTGTTGAGATTAAATACTCTTTAATATCTGATGGTACAGCGACTACTCAAAATGCAAACAATTTAGCTACGTTAGAAGGAAATTCAGATCAAATAACTTTAAACGATTATCAAAATGGAGAATATTTTGTAAGTTTTATAGATGTTGCAGGTAATAAATCTTTAAATCCAACTTCTATTGTAATAAACAGAACAATCGCATCAAATAATCTTCTTGCTGCTCAGATAAGAGAAAATAGCAATAGTTTTCAAGGTACAAAAACAAATTTAGTATTTGATAATGGAATAAATGGGTTAAGACTTACAAGTGGTACAACTATTGATTCATTAACAGATTTTAATACTTTATCTTTGGCAGATGGAACTACTTTTTCAAATATTGATGATATTATTTCTGGCATTACTTCGTCAGGTAACTATTTATTTCAAAATAATATTGATTTAGGTGCTCCGTTCAGATTTCATGTAGAACAACATTTTAAAAAGTCTGGATTTGATACAGCAACTCTATGGGATTCTTATACAGATGACATAAACGATTGGCCTGACATCTTTACTACTGGTACAACTGTATTAACTAAAAGTGCTAATTTAATATTTCAAGTTGCAAAAAGTCAAACAGGTACTCCAAGTACAAGTTTCGAAACATTTACAAATACAGATATTATTGCAAGAACTATATCTTTTAAAGTTTTAGTTGAAAATCAAAGTACGTATGAAAATATAGACATAGAAGAATTAGGTGTAAATTTAATATTTAGACCAAGAACGGAAAGAAGTATTGACAACAGTAGCGCAACTAATGGTGTTTTAACAAGTTCTGGCAGTGGTGCGACTACAGTAACTTTTAATAAAAAATTCTTTTTAGGAACGACCACTATTGGAGGAAGCACGGATAAATTCAAACCTGTAATTGGAATTAACGTTAATAATATGCAGTCAGGAGATTTCTTTACGATCGATAGTGTTGCGACAAGTAATTTTGTGATAAGTATAAAAAATGGTTCAAGTTTTGTAGCAAGACAATTTACTTATAGTGCTTTCGGATATGGAGAAGGATAGTATAATAGAAAAAACATAAAGAAAAATGGCAAAACCAGCAGATTTCGTTGTTGATAATGCTTCAGGATCAGCAGTCAGAACTGATTTAAATAATATTTTTGATGCGATAAGTATAAACAATGGTTTTGGTTCAGCACCCACACAAAAATATAAATATATGTGGTATGCAGATACCGCAACGGATAAGATGTCATTTTACAAACAAAATGCCACTGACAAGATAGATTTTATAAGTTTGACTGATGGTAATTTTTTTGCACCAAACGGTTCAGCCTCTAATCCTTCTTATGCTTTTAGCAATTCAACAACTACTGGTTTTTTCAGAGATGGTGCAAACCAGATTGGCACATCATGTAATTCACAAAATGTCGTAACTTTTAAACAATCAGGAATAGATGTATTTGGTGATTTTAAGGTTGAACATCCAACTGGTGAATCATCTCATCTTACGGTAGCCGCGCCTGGTTCAACAGATAATGCACATTTAAATTTTGTTGGAGATAGTACATATACAGAGTTTGGTTTAGGAATTGTTAGAAATGATGGAGCGAATGGTAGTTCACAAATAAAACATCGTGGAACAGGCAATCTAGAACTAAAGACTGTTGAAAATGCTCCAATAATTTTTACAACAGGTAATACGGAAACCGTCAGAATTGATCACATAGGAAATTTTATGTTAAAAGCTACAGGTGTTGAAAGTGGCTTTGGAGGAATTGTATTTCGCCCAAATAATTCTAATGGTGCAGCAACACAAGTATTCGATAGAACAGATACTACGGCTACGTCATTTGCACTATCTTTTGAAAATAATAATACAGGTGTTGGTTCTATTTCTTATAACAATACTTCAACATCATTTAATACTAGTTCTGATTATAGATTAAAGCAAAATGAAACTTTAATAACTGATGGTATTACAAGATTAAAAACTCTTAAAGCTTATAGATTTAATTTTAAAGTCGACCCAACTAAAACAGTTGATGGTTTTTTTGCACACGAAGTGACAGCAGTCCCAGAAGCAGTTACAGGAACAAAAGATCAGATTGATTCTGATAATAAACCTGTGTATCAAGGTATAGATCAAAGTAAACTTGTGCCTTTACTTACCGCTGCATTACAAGAAGCAATAGTTAAAATAGAAACATTAGA